ATCTGATGCCTGCTGCTACACCCCGCGCCGTTGACCTGCTCACTGGCGCTTTTGATCTGAACCAGCGCCGTAAATTCAGCGTCACCAATGATGCTGGGCAAGCGGTGCTGGATCTATATTTCAAGCCAATTACCCGAGCCGACCGTAAGCGTGCTGGCACCCTGGCTGGTTCTGAGGAAGCATTGGACATCAGCACGCAAATGCTGTGTCAAATGGCTGAGCTTGAAGATGGCACCAAAGCGTTTGCCTCTGCTGATGCTGCCAAGCTGCAGCGTGAGCTGCCTGAGCGCGTGCTGAATGATCTGGAACTGTTCTTATTTGGCTTGGGCGCTCCGCCGCTGCTGGACGAAGCAAAAAAAGACTAGAGGAAGACTCTTGGCTGTTCTTTGAGTTCTTCCTAGCTACGGAACTAGGTAAAACCGTCAGCGAATTACGCGTTCAGTTGACGGAAGCCGAATTCGTAATGTTTGCCGCCTACCACGAGGTCAAGGCAAAGCGCGAAAAAGACGAGATGGATAAGGCCAACGCCAGAGCACGGCGATAGACTGCAAAGACAGGGTTAGTGCGTTGCTGTGGCTGTAGCTGTCGTTGACGTACAGGTAAAAAGCGGAAATGCCATAGGCCAACTGCAGCAGATCAACACTGCGTCGAAGGCGGCGTCTGCTGGCGTTAATGGTCTTAAAAATGCTGTCACCGGATTGGTGGCTGGATTTTCGGCAATTCAGGCAGCACGGTTTGTATTTGGCAAAACTGCCGAGATTGAAACTCAGACACGAAGCCTTCAGGTTTTAACTGGCAGCGTGCAGCAGGCTAAGCAAATCATTCAGGAGTTGCAGCAGCTTGGCGCCGTAACGCCATTTACTAGCACTGAGTTAATTGAATCGGCCAAGCGTCTTCAAGCTTTTGGCGTTGAGGCCGACAAGGTTGTTGAAACCACCCGCCGCCTTGCTGATGTAAGTGGCGCAACTGGCGCTGAACTTCAAGGTTTGGTGACCGCCTACGGTCAAGTGCAGGCTAAAGGCCGCTTGCAGGGTGAAGAATTGCTGCAATTTCAAGAACGCGGTATTGGCCTGCAGGAAGAATTAAGAAAGATGTATGGCCTTACTGGCGATGAGTTCCAGAAGGCACTAAGCAAGGGTCGCATCAGTGCCGAAGCCGTACAAGTAGCAATTATCAATTTAACTAATGCGGGCGGTAAATATGCAAATGGTGCCATTGCTCAGTCAACAACACTTGCTGGTAAATTCAGCACGTTGCAAGACAATGTTGAGCAGCTTGCTCGGCTGCTAGGACAGCGTTTGCAGCCAGTATTAAACGGAATTCTAGATACAGCAAATAGAACAGTTGGAGCAATCGCAAAAGTTTTGAGCGGTGGCATTGCTGCGGAGGCTGCCAAGTTAAGACTGGCATTGGTTACTCCGCTCGGTACAGAGCAGGACTTACGTAATCTTGGGAATTTTATTCAAGGCATCTCGTCAACTGGAATGGATGTAGCTGGCTTGCGTGCTGCAGCCAATGAAATCTTTGCGATTCAGAAATTAGTTGGGCAGTTGCCAGCTGGCACTCTTTCTGCCACTGGACAGGATTTGGCCGTAAGGGTGCAAAGAGTCGCCCAACGAAAAATCAATGAGTTACAAGCAGCGCAAACTGCCTTATCCCAAGTTGGCAAGACTGCAACACCAGCAACACCAGACTTATTGGGGGGCGATCAAGCCCAAGGCGCTCGCTCTGTTAACGATTTGCTTGGCGGAGATATAAAAAGAGACCTTGATAAAGCAAGAGCAGATTTAGAAATAGCCACAGCCCAAAGGCTTGGTGATATTGCTGGAAAACCCGGCATGGAACAAGCGGAGAGGATGATTGAATTTGCAAGTAAATACCGCGATGTGCAATTACAGATTGATGCCGTAGAAAAAACCTTGGCGGCAAGGGCTGGTGTTCGCGCCATGCTAATTAGTCAGTCCACCGACAAAACTTCAACGGCATTAGCTTTTGACGAGCAATCCCGAGATCTGCAAAATCAAAGAAATATCTTACTTGGACAGTTCAATAAATTATCTGCCGAGCAGGGCAAACAATCTAGGGTTCAATACGCAACCGAAGCAGAACGCGCTGTTAGGGCAATAGAATCAATCACAGCAGAAATAGCGTATAAACAAAATATTCTTGCGCTAGGTGAAGAGGAAGCAGATCAACGCAGACGAATTGCTGAACTTGTTGCACAAGGCGCGGATCCTAAACTTGCTGCTCAAAAGGTAAAAGACGAAACAGAAGTCAATAAAAAACTTTTGGAGCGTCAGTTTTTACTGCAACAAGAACAGCAACTGCTCAATGCCATTGGGAGCACATTTACTTCAACTATTACCGGGCTAATTCAAGGAACAAATGATTTTAACAATTCATTGCAAAATGTTCTGAAGTCGCTTGGTAATTTGCTTATACAAGCTGGTTTGCAAGGTTTGGCTGGTAATGATGGAAGAGGCTTTTTCAGTTTCCTTAGTGGCTCATTGGGTAGGCGCGCCATGGGTGGGAGCGTTACCGCTGGTCAGGGTTACCTCGTCGGTGAGCGTGGTCCTGAACTGTTCATGCCTGGGCGTAGCGGTGGTATCGCTCCTGCGGGCGGCTTTGGTGGCATGGGTAACGTGGTGGTGAACGTAGACGCCGGCGGTAGTAGCGTGCAGGGCGACGGCGCACAAGCCAATGCACTCGGTAAGGCCATTGGTATTGCCGTTCAGCAAGAATTGATTAAACAGAAGCGCCCAGGAGGCTTGCTCTCTTAATGGCTACCTTTCCTGCTATCAACCCAACCTACGGCGCTTCTAAGGCCAACCAGCCGATTGTCCGCACGGTTCAGTTCGGTGATGGCTATGAGCAGCGTCTAACCTACGGGCTAAACCAAAATCCAAAGGTATGGACCCTGACATGGCAGAACATCACTGAAGCCAACAGTGACACCATTGAAGCGTTTCTAGATGCGCGTGCAGACGACAATGCCGCGTTTGAGTGGGCGCCTCCTGATGAGGCAGTGACTTATAAATGGGTCTGCCCGCAGTGGGACAAAACGATTACATATAACGGTCGGGCAACAATTACGGCGACGTTTCGCGAAGTATTTGAACCCTGATGGCATACGCATCTTGGGCTGCTACTAATAGCTACAGCGTTGGCAACATCGTTCGCGCCACCACGCTGCAGGCTTCTGGCTTGGTGTTCCAGTGCCAAGTTGCTGGCACTAGCGGCGCTACTCAACCTACGTGGCCAACGGATATTGGCAGCACGATTGTCGATGGCACGGTCACTTGGGTTGCGATTAGCAGCGTCTTTGATGAGCTGGCTGCGATCGCACCTAGCGCCATCATCGAACTGTTTGAGATGACGCTGGATAGCACTTTGCACGGCAGCAGCGACACCTACCGCTGGCACAACGGCTGCAATGCCAATGTCACTGGCAACATCACATGGAACGGCAACGCTTACGCCCGCCTGCCCGTCAAGGCCGAAGGCTTTGAGTACACCAACACAGGCACCCTGCCACGCCCCACGCTGACCATCAGCAACTTGGATGGCACCATGACCACGCTGCTGTTGCTGGTCAACGCCACCACACCCGGCAATGATCTTGGTGGCGCCACGGTCAAGCGGATCCGCACCCTCAAGAAATACCTAGACGGTGAAGCCGCCGCAGATCCCCACGCCAAATTCCCCGACGAGGTCTGGTACGTGGACCGCAAAGCAAGCGAAAACCGCGACTCTGTGAGCTTCGAACTGGCCAGCAAATTCGACCTCGCTGGCGTGATGATTCCCAAGCGCCAAATTATTGCCAACATCTGCCAGTGGAAATACCGCAGCACCGAGTGCGGCTACACCGGCAGCATTTACTTTGACGCCAATGACAACAATGTGGCAACGCTGGCAGCCGATGTATGCGGCAAACGAATTTCAAGTTGCAATGCCCGCTTTGGGCAGTTTGTCCGTCAGGCATCAATTACTGCTGGCAGCAATCAAATGATTGTTACTGGCGCAACATTTGGCGTTGAAGTTGGCGCCTCAGTAAAGGGCTTTGGCGTACCGAGCGGCACAACCGTATCGGCTGTCAGTGGCACAACCGTGACCATGAGCGCCAATGCCACGGCGACCACATCAATTACAAAAACCGGAACAATTCAAAGCAACCGCATTGATCTGATTGTTAGCAATACAACCGGACTTGTGATTGGCATGAAGGTTAGCGGACCAAATGTGCCGCCGAATGCAACGATCCTTTCAATTTCTGGAACGACGCTAACCCTTGGTCAGCCTTGGGATCTGTGGGATACCTTGACCGCTGTTGGCACTAAATCAGGCAATCTGGTTCCTCAATATACGCGTGTAACTGTATATCGCCGTTACCTTGTTGGCGCCAATAAAGCTGGACCGCAATATCAAAATGTCCAAGGCTTTGAAACTCGGCTTGAACCGTACACAACCCAGATGAATGTAACCAATGTGTCATCGCTTGCGGTTGGTCAATATGTGACTGGTCCGGGTATTCCCAAAAGCGCCAAGGCTCAAATTTCTTCGATCAGCGGCAATAACGTCTACCTGAACTACTCGGCGCCTAACTCTGGCAGCACCTACAACAACTACGACTTCTACCAAATCCCAACCTTCACTTCGCAAACCTATTCCTTTATTGCCCCTGATCAGAACTACACGTTTAGGGACGTTGCGGTTTTGCCGTTCGGTTCCTTCCCTAGCGCAGGTTTGACCCAATGAAGTTATCCGAAGCCGTACAGACTGCTGCACTGGAACACGCCAAGGCTGAGTTCCCCAAAGAATCCTGTGGATTGGTGGCGGTGGTCAAGGGTCGTAAGCGGTATTTCCCCTGCCGCAACATGGCCGAAACGCCAGACGAACATTTCGTACTAGATCCCGCCGACTACGTTGCCGCCGAAGACCAAGGCGAAATCGTGGCGGTGGTGCATAGCCACCCCAAGACCAACCCTGCACCATCCCAAGCCGACCGCGTTGCCTGCGAAAAATCCGGCTTGCCGTGGCACATCGTCAATCCCCAGACCGAACAGTGGGGCTATTGCGAGCCAGAAGGCTTTGAACTGCCCTACGTGGGGCGCGAATTCGTCTTTGGCGTGGTGGACTGCTACACGCTCTGCAGGGACTGGTACAACCGCGAATTTGGGCTGAACCTCCGCGACTACGACCGCCGCGATGAGTTCTGGCTACGAGGTGAGAATTTATACCTAGACAACTTTGCTAACGAAGGCTTTTACCCGATCCCGCTGGAGGAGCTGCAATACGGCGACGCCATCCTGATGCAACTGCAGTCGCCCTTGCCTAACCACGCCGCCATCTACCTAGGTGACCAACTGATCATCCACCACGTTCAGAAACGGCTCAGTAGCAGGGACGTGTACGGCGGTTATTATTTGAAAAGCACCGCCCAAGTCCTGCGGCATGAAAGTCGTTAAGGTCTACGGCGCACTCCGCAAAAAGCTGGGGCAATGCCGGTTCCAGTTTGAGGCCGACACGCCAGCGCAGGCGCTCAAGGCACTTTGCGTTAACTTTCCCGGCCTTGAAAAATGGCTATTGGATAGCGAAAACGACGGTGTTGGTTATCGCGTAACTCTCGGAAAAGAAAAAATTACCGAACAAAACGCCGTCTTAATTGCAGCCCCATTTAGTGAACGCGAAGTCTTCAGTATCACGCCCGTAATCGCTGGTGCAGGTCAAGGTGGAGGACAAATTTTGGCGGGCATTGGCCTTGTTGCGTTAGCGATTGTTGCAGCACCGTTGGGCGCTGGCTTCCTTGGTTTGGGAGCTGGCGCGTTTACATCTACGACTGGTGCAGCCCTTGTGACTGGGGCGGCTACAAGTTTTGGCACCACGGCATTTTTAGCTGGAGCGTCAACTTTGCTGGGCAGCTTTGGTGTTGCTTTGATTGCCAGCGGCATTGCTTCTGCGATTTCTCCCTCAGCTGTTCAATCCACGTCTACGTTTGAACGCGGACGCGACGCCGCAAAGTTTGAATCCTTTACTTTCTCGGGCATCGTCAACACCGAAAAGCAAGGCTTGCCAGTGCCAATTATTTATGGCCGTTGCTTCACCGGATCGTCTGTAATCTCTGTTGGTATTGACGTGGATCAACTGATATGACACGAATTGTTGGCTCTGGTGGTGGCGGTGGTGGCGGTTGCTTCCTAGGGCATACGCTCGTCGCGGTTCCCAGCGGCCAACGCCGCATTGATGAACTACAGCCAGACGATCTAGTTCTGAGCTTTGACCACACCGGCGAAGTCCACGAAGCCAAGATCCTCAAGGTTCACGAACACGACGGCGAGCGCGTCATTCGTTACACGCTCTGGGGCGGACAGCATCTTGATGCCACCCCGAACCACTGGGTTCTAAACCAGTTCAACGCCTTCGTCGAAATCGACACGCTTGGCACTGATGATTGCCTCGTTGATGCCAACGGTCACCTCCGTCCCATCGTCGGCAAGACCGAATTCTGCACTGGCACTGTCTACAACCTGACCGTCGAAGGTCACCACACCTTCATTGCTAACGGTGTTCGCGTCCACAATGCTGGCCTCGGTCTTGGTATCGCTGGTGCTGGTGGCGGTGGCGGTGGCGGTGGCGGCAAAGGTGCTGGCGGTGGTGCTGCACAACGAACCCCAACAGAAACAGACGATTCGCTGCAGTCGGTCCAATACGCCAATGTGCTGGACCTTCTTGGTGAAGGCGAAATCCAAGGCATTGAAAACAGCACCAAGGGCATTTATCTCGATAGCACGCCAATCGTTGATGCCAACGACAGCCCTAACTTCACGGGCTACACCGTTGTTACCCGCAACGGCACGCAAGATCAGGCGGTTATACCGGACATCATTGGCACTGAAAGTGAGAACATCGTCAACGTTGAAGTCACCAAAGATTTTCCTGTAACTCGTTCGATTGCTAACAACAACATTGACCATGTTCTCACT